TTTGTACGTGACCCAGAAAACTTTAAGTTATACTGGGTTGATATGGTTAAAGTTATTAAAGTTATTGTTAACGAAAGTGAAGGTAAGAAACCTGAGCAGTATGTTATCAAAGACTTGAACATCAATTTACAGAATTTATCTGTAGCACAAAAAACAAATACAGATTTTGCCGCAAATCCAGCAACTGGTTTAGGCGGTAGTGGGGGCGGAACAAATACTCCTTACACTGTTCCTGCTATGCCATATAATACATCAGGTAGCCGTTTTACATTAGGTCAGAGCGAAGCCGCTATCGATGCGAAACACATAGTACATCTTAGCCTGACAGAAGGTCTTGACCGTTTCTGGCCTTTTGGTCAGAGTATATTAGAAAATATTTTCAAAGTTTACAAGCAAAAAGAATTGCTTGAAGATGCTGTTCTTATCTATCGTGTACAACGTGCTCCTGAACGTAGATTGTTCAAGATTGACGTTGGTAACATGCCGAGTCATTTGGCTATGGCATTTGTTGAACGTATCAAAAATGAAATACATCAACGTAGAATTCCTAGCGTATATGGTGGTTCAAGTATTGTTGATGCTTCATATAATCCATTGAGTATGAATGAAGATTACTTCTTTCCAGTCACTGCCGACGGTCGTGGAAGTAGTGTTGAAGTCATGCCCGGTGGACAGAATCTAGGTGAGATCGATGACTTGCGTTACTTCAACAACAGATTAGCACGTGGATTACGTGTACCAAGTTCATATCTACCAACTGGTCCAGACGATAGTGATCGTCCATTAAGTGATGGTCGTGTCGGTACAGCATTGATACAAGAATATCGTTTCAATCAATATTGTGAACGACTACAAAACTACTTGTCAATCAAGTTAGACGAAGAATTTAAACTATTCTTACGTTGGAGAGGATTCAATATTGATAGTGGGTTGTTTAATATAGAATTCAATCCGCCACAGAACTTTGCGGCATATCGTCAAAGTGAACTTGATACAGCAAGAGTAGGTACATTTCAGGCTATAGAAGCGTTTCCTTATATGAGTAAACGTTTTGCTATGGAACGTTTCTTAGGATTGACTGAAGAAGAGATTACAAAGAACGAAAAATTATGGCGTGAAGAAAATAATAAAGAGCCGTTAGACGAACCAAAAGGTAGCGATTTACGTAGCGTAGGCGTAAGCGCCGCAGATATAGAGACAGATGAACAAACCGGAGACGAGATGGAAGCACCGCCTGAAGAAGAAATGGGTGCTGAAGTAGCAGGTCCAGTAAGCGCGGCTCCTGCAGGTGCATCAGCACCAGCGGCTCCAGCAACTCCAGCAAGTCCACCGGCATAAGATAAATAATAACTATGAAACTATTTGAGATGTTTGATCCACCCATTAATGGGATGCAAGATGTTAATGCCGATAACAGCAAACCTGTGTGGAGAACCTCACGTAAAACTAAACTCACACTTAAACAATTACGCAAATTGCGCAAAATGCTAGATGTTCGAAACTATGAAAAGAAAGAACATTTAAAGAAAGTCCGTGAACAATACGGTGCGGCAAATCAACCTCAAGAAGCAACCGCTTGATCGATTTTAGATACTAATATCTAAAATTGTTACATTTTTAACAAAAACGTAAAAAAATAGTACTTATTGAGTGCTTTTTATAACTACGCACTAAATAAATCTACAAAGCCATTTAACCCAGGAGATATACAATGGATAACAAAAAATTTGAACAACTTATTGATTTGATCATCAATGAGAACGAAGACAAAGCAAAAGAATTATTCCACGAGATCGTGGTTGAAAAGTCACGCGAAATTTATGAATCTATCATGGACGAAGAAATGATGGACGAAGAAGGTTCGATGGTTGGCGAAGTAGGCGATCTAATGGACGAGATTTCAGCAGAAGAATCAGGTGACGTTGTAGAAGCCGAAGAAGACGAAGCAGACATCGATTTTGACGATGAAGCAGAAGAAGCCGGAGACGACATGACCGCTGATCTAGAAGCAGATCACGATGCTGAAGGTTCAGTAGACAAAGAAGATTTAGGTGACATCAAAGACAAGTTAGATGATTTGATGGCAGAATTCGAAGCACTCATGGGCGGTGACGCTGATATGGGCGACGGCGAAGAAGAAATGGTTGACGTAGAAGTTGACGGCGAAGAAATGATGGAAGCCGTACAGTTACAAAAAGTATCTGTAACTCACGGTGATAACGGTGCTCAGACTAAGAGCCCGGTAACAGCAAACTCAGGCGCTAAAGGAATGGACAGCAAGCCTGTCAAATTCGCAGGCGGTACTGAATCTGTACCAAATGGTCCAAAAGGTCCATCAAATGAGTACAGCAAGAAAGAAGGCGATCTACCAGGTGCAGGTTCATTCAAGAACGTACCAGGTGGCAAGGCAAAAGTTGATTTGTCAGCCGCTCCTAAGCCAGTGACTAAGGACGGTTCAGCAAATAGCAAGAGCCCGGTAGCCAAAGGTTAATTAAGAGGAACTTGGAGACAAATGGCTTTGTATCTCAAGGAGCACTTAACGTTCGATAGAGCGAACATGGTCGTTGAGTCCGTCAAGGAAGGCAACGACGAGTTAAAGACCCTCTATATGAAGGGCATCTTTATTCAGGGCGGGGTTAAAAACGCAAACGAGCGTGTTTACCCCGTTTCTGAAATAGAGACCGCAGTAGATACGTTAAACAAGCAAATCCAAGAAGGTTATTCAGTGTTGGGTGAAGTTGATCACCCAGACGATTTAAAAATTAACTTAGACCGTGTCAGCCATATGATCACAAATATGTGGATGGATGGCGCAAACGGTTTCGGTAAATTAAAAATTCTACCAACTCCAATGGGTCAATTAGTAAAGACAATGTTGGAAAGTGGTGTGAAACTAGGCGTTTCAAGTCGTGGATCAGGTAATGTAAGCGACTTAGATGGCAAAGTAAGTGATTTTGAAATAATCACTGTAGATATAGTCGCACAACCTAGCGCACCTAACGCATATCCTAAAGCAATATACGAAAGCCTCATGAATATGAAGCATGGTCATAAAGTCATAGATATCGCTAGAGAAGCAAGAGGCGACAAGAAGGTACAAAGTTACTTGGCTGAGGAAGTAAAGCGCCTCATCAAGGAACTTAAAATATAAAATAGGGGATAAGAGCATGTTAGATGCTATCAAACCATTAGTTGAAAGCGGTCTCATCAGCGAAGACATCTCAAACGAAATTAATAAAGTTTGGGAAGGAAAGTTGACTGAAGCCCGTGATCAAGTACGTGCTGAACTCCGCGAGGAATTTGCACACCGTTACGAGCATGATCGTAGCGTTATGGTAGAAGCCCTAGATAAGATGATAACAGAAAGCCTCTCAACTGAAATTGCAGAATTTCATGATGAGAGAAAGGCTTTAAACGAAGACCGAGTACAAGCGAAAATTAAAATGCAAGAAAATGCAGCCAAATTCAATGGTTTCATGGTTACTAAACTATCCGAAGAAATCAAAGAATTGCGCAATGATCGTAAGGCTCAAATGGAGAATCAACAAAAGTTAGAAAAATTCGTTGTCCATGCTCTTGCAAAAGAGATCAGGGAATTTTCAACGGATAAGAAAGCAGTTGTTGAGGCTCGCGTTAAGTTGGTCACAGAAGGTCGCCAGAAACTTGAAGCACTTAAGCAAAAATTTGTTGCCGAAAGCGCAAAGAGAGTCAGCGATGCAATATCATCTCATTTGAAGGGTGAACTATCACAACTCAAAGAAGACATCAAAACAGCCCGCGAAAACAGTTTCGGACGTAAGTTATTCGAAGCATTTGCTAGTGAGTATTCTGTAACTTATCTAAATGATAAAGCAGAAGCCCGCAAGTTAATGTCAGTAATTACTGCGAAAGATCAGGCGTTGGCTGAGGCTACAGCAAAGGCTATTGAAGCACATAAGCTTGTAGAGTCAAAGGATCGTGAAGTTAGAATCATTAAAGAATCAACTCAGCGTGAAAAGGAAATGGAAAAACTTCTATCTCCTCTAAACAAAGAGAAGGCTGATGTGATGAAGGCTTTACTTGAAAGCGTACAGACACCAAAATTGAAGTCCGCTTTCGATAAGTATCTACCAGCAGTTCTTAACACAGGAATTGAGAAGTCAGGCGCTAAAACTGCTCTCACTGAAAGTGTTGTAAAAGAAGTAACTGGTGATAAAGAAACTGCCAAAAAGAAAATTGAAGAAGATCCAAGCGTTGAAAACAATTTGATCGATTTCAAGCGTCTGGCAGGGCTTAAGTAAGACATATTAGGAGAATATTAAAATGTCAAAAGTACTCTTAGAAAGCCGTTGGGACGAGACCAAAGAGGCCCTGTTAGAAGGCTTAAAGGGAACTCGCCGTTCAACGATGGGTGTTATTCTAGAAAACACCAAAAAACAGTTGCTCGCAGAATCTACTGCAGGCACAACGACTGCTGGTAATATCGCAACATTAAACCGCGTGATTCTTCCAGTAATCCGTCGTGTTATGCCAACTGTTATTGCTAACGAACTAGTCGGCGTTCAGCCAATGACTGGTCCAGTTGGTCAGATACACACATTGCGTGTACGTTATGCTCAGTCATTGACTGACAACTCAGCAGCCGCTACTAGCGTTGTTGCTGGTGAAGAAGCATTGAGCCCATTCAAAATTGCTCAGGCCTATTCACGTTCACCTCAAAATGCAACATCATCAAATTACTACACAGGTAATGATACTGCGGCATTAGAAGGTAACGGCGGTAAGCAGATCAGCGTACAAATCTTACGTCAGGCTGTTGAAGCCAAATCACGTAAGTTGCAAGCACGTTGGACATTTGAAGCAGCTCAGGATGCTCAGTCACAGCATGGTATCGACATCGAAGCAGAAATCATGGCAGCACTTGCCCAAGAAATTACTGCTGAAATCGATCAAGAAATCTTGTTGTCATTGCGTACTCTTGCTTCAACAGAGTTCACATACAACCAAGCAACAGTATCAGGTACTGCAACATACGTTGGTGACGAACATGCTGCCTTAGCAGTTCTAATCAACCGCGTAGCAAACTTGATTGCACAGCGCACACGTCGCGGTGCAGGTAACTGGGCAGTTGTATCACCAGCATCATTGACTGTTCTACAGTCAGCAACAACTTCAGCATTCGCAAGAACTACTGAAGGCACTTTCGAAGCACCAACTAACACTAAGTTTGTTGGTACATTGAACGGTGCAATGCGCGTATTCGTTGACTCATATGCACCAGATACCCAGCCAGTATTGGTTGGTTATAAAGGTTCAAGTGAGACTGACGCAGCCGCATTCTACTGCCCATACATTCCATTGATGAGCAGTGGTGTTGTTCTAGATCCATCAACATTCGAACCAGTCGTGTCATTTATGACTCGTTATGGTTACATCGAATTAACTAACACTGCGTCATCGTTCGGTAACGCAGCTGATTACGTTGGTGAGATTGCTGTACAGAACTTAACATTCCAATAATCAAATCTTCTTTCGGGATGGGAAGAACAATCAGGGGACTTCGGTCCCCTTTTTGTCGGGCATAAATAAATTATGATTGAAATCCTATATACCCTCATAGTCACACACATCACAATATTGTGTGTCACACTTTATCTCCACAGAAGTCAAGCACATAAATCAGTAGAGTTTCATCCTGCTGTCTCACATTTCATGCGATTCTGGTTATGGTTAACTACAGGAATGGTTACAAGACAGTGGGTAGCAATACATCGCAAACATCATAGATACAGTGATTTTGAAGGAGATCCACATACACCACATGTGTATGGTATATACAATGTAGTATTCAAAGGTGCATTACTATATCATATTGCAAGTAAAGATAAAGAAATGATTAAACAATATGGTGTTGGCACTCCTGATGATTGGGTGGAACAGAATGTATACAGTAAACATTCTCGTCTAGGAATAGTTTTGTTATTATTGATAAATTTACTTTTATTTTCATGGTGGGGACTGTTGGTGTGGGGCGTACAGATGATATGGATTCCGTTCTGGGCCGCCGGAATCATCAATGGCATAGGACATTATTGGGGATATCGTAATGGTGAAACTAAAGATCACAGTAGAAACATTAGTCCTTGGGGCATTATTATTGGTGGAGAGGAGTTGCACAACAATCACCACCTCAGTCCTGCAAGTGCCAAACTCAGTCGTAGATGGTTTGAGATAGATATAGGTTGGGTTTATACAGTTATATTAAGTAAACTGCATTTAGCCAAGATCAAGCAATCTTAAATCAGCATCTACTTCATGAATTCTTCTATACGACTAGATAAGATTAAATGCCCCTTTGCATTCAAATGATATCCGTCAGGGTAAAAATATTCTTGCTGTATGTTTTGTAGATTTAGATATACATTATATGTTTCATACAGAAAATCTATAGTATCTCTATCAAATTTTTTTAAGTAGTTTTTAAAAACAGTAGAAATATAAACGATTTTAGGTTGCACATAATCTTTATAAAACATTTCCCGTATACTAGGTATAAAACTAATTAGATTTTTGGTCGATTCTATCTCTTCTAATTTGTGGTGCCCACCTATCATGTGTATCGGATAATTCAGACTATCAAACATCAGATATGAATTGCACCATAATTCATCATACATTTTTAAAACATCTTTGTATGTTATAGTGTAATCAGGAACATCGAAATATTTGGAATATAAATTATCAGATATTATATCTCTAAATGGATTGGTATAAAATGCAAAAACATAATCAAATTCTGATAAGTCAACTGTTTTTAATGACCTATAAATTTCTGTATTTGAATAACCGCACACAGATAAATTAGTCACTATGTGACCCTTCATCTGTAGAAATAACTCTAGACCTCTATGTGTATTTCCGGTCTTATCCCAACACCCGCAACCCCAACTATCACCTGCTATTAAAACTTTCATCAACTAATCCTTATATCAGCATCAACAGTCATGTTCATGACTGACTTGCGCCCTTTCTTCAAGCGTTTTTGAAACAACCTGGCGCAGTTAGCACATAGTGTTTTTAGATTACTTTCTTTCTTGTTCTTCTTATTACCATCTTTAAATACTACATCCATCTGACATTTGTCCTGCGCTTTAAAGCCACAGAACTCACACTTCATTTGCTTGTTTTGTAGGTACTTGTGCTTCTCGCTATACAATAACTTACTGCAATCTATACAATACTTGTGCCATTTTTTGAATCCTAACTTACTTATACCGTTGGGCTTGGCCGGCACTATACCACAATGACTACATATAGGTCTTGATTTTTGTTTAGTAAGCATGACTATATTTAGAAAAAAGTTCTAATTGGATCTTTTTTCTATGGCTTAGTAAGAATATATTTGATAAATATAATAAGATGATAGAGGACCTGTGCAATAATGAGTGCTGAACCGTTTAACACGTTAGGTGGATATTCCGTAGGAATCCCACCGGAATTAGTAATAGATGCGAATGGAAATGTTGTTAACAACGTCAACGCTCCCAATGCCAACGTCACGGCAAATCGTATATTTGCCAACGCATATCTATATGCTAACGGTCAACCACTAAGCATAGGCGCATCAGGTTCTAATACACAAGTTCAATATAACAATGCTGGATTGCTAGGTGCGAGTTCGGCATTCACATTTAATAGTGCTACTAGTTTATTAACAGTCACAAAATTACAAGTAGGTAGTAATGCCAACTTAGGAAACGTATCAAACGTTGTGATCTTGGGTGGTACCAATGGTTATTTCTTACAGACTGACGGTGCAGGTAATCTAACGTGGGCACCTGCAGGTAACGGTGGAAACACAGGTAACGGTGTGCCCGGTGGTGCAAACACACAAGTTCAGTTTAATGATGCAGGTGTATTCGGCGGAGATGCAGGATTCACTTATAACAAGGTCAGCAATACTCTTTCAGTAGCAAATACTATATCTTCCGGCAATGCTATTACCGGTGTAAACTTATCAGTAACGGATGCTACAATTTATGGAACTTTATCAGCCACAGATATTATAGCATCAAATATAACACTATCAGCCAACATAACAAGTGCTAACTGGATCAATGCTAATTATTTTGCAGGTAATGGAAATAGTTTATTTGGATTAGTAGGCGCTAATGTCACAGGTCAAGTTGGTTTTGCCAATGTAGCAAATAATGTAGCAGGCGCTAATGTTAGTGGGGCAGTAGGTTTTGCCAACGTAGCAAATAATGTAGCGGGTGCTAATGTCAGTGGTCAAGTTGCAAACGCATTGATAGCCGGTACTGTTTACACATCAGCACAACCAAATATCACAAGCGTAGGCAATCTAACAAGTTTAACTGTTGTTGGCAACACTACATTAGGAAATCAAGTCGTATCAAATTACTTTATAGGTAATTTATTTGGTACAGCCAATCTTGCAAGAAATGTAACACTAGCATCTCAGCCTAATATCACTAGTGTCGGTACATTGACATCACTTACTGTAAGTGGTAATACAACATTAGGTAATAGTGTTACATCGAATTACTTTATTGGTAATTTATATGGAGTAGCAAATAGTGCTACTATAGCAAACACAGCCAATCTAGCAACATTTGCCAATACAGCAAATTTAGCCAATGCCGCTAACGTAGCTGGTACAGTCACAGTAAATGCTCAACCAAATATTACAAGCGTAGGCAATCTAACAAGTTTAACTGTAACAGGAAATGTTACAGCCGCAAACTTTATAGGTAATTTTGTAGGTAATATTTCTAACGCAAATTATGCAACATTTGCTGGCACAGTAACAACTAATGCTCAACCAAATATCACTAGTGTTGGAACACTAACTTCTTTAGCAGTATCAGGAACTGTAACTGCATCAGGAATTTCAGGACCATTATTAACTCCTGCACAGCCCAACATCACTAGTGTCGGTACATTGACTTCATTATCAGTAACTGGCAATGTAACTGCAGGAAATATAAACGCTGGAAATCTATTAACAGCAAATTTCATATCAGGTACGTTGACAACCAACGCACAGCAAAATATCAATTATCTAGGAAATATTGGTTGGTTAAATGTTGATACAGCGATACCAAATAGTAATGGTAATATATCATTCAATGGTAGCATGAGTGGTACTGGTTTAGGTAGTAATATTACTATCACAGGTAACCTAAATGCAGGAAATTTCGTAGAAGCAAATTACTTAATAGGAACATTAACCACTGCTAGTCAACCTAATATCACAAACATAGGTAATCTTACATCATTAACAGTAGTAGGTACTAGTAATTTAGGAGACGTAGGCAACATTACTATCACGGGTGGCAATGCTAATTACGTACTCAGCACAGACGGTATAGGTAATTTAAGTTGGGTACCACAGAGTAACGGCGGCGGCAATGGTGGTACACCCGGTGGATTAAACACACAAATTCAGTTTAACGATAACGACACATTCGGTGGCGACAATACACTGACTTGGAACAAAACTATTAATTACCTGTATCTAGGCGGTAATGCAAACGTTCTAGGTACAATGAATGTATTGACTACATTGAATAGTGCAAACTTTACTGCTACTGGAACAGCAAACTTAAGCGGAACGGTATCATTAAGTAACACTACGATATTAGCATCTAGCACATTGACGGTTGCAGGTAATTTAAACACACAAGGTTCAGCAAACGTAAATCTAGGTAATATCGCTAATATACATATACCAGGTGGCGTTAATGGGTATGTACTCAGTACAGACGGATTAGGTAATCTAAGTTGGAAAAATGCCGGTGGCGGCAACGGCGGTGGCACACCGGGCGGTAGCAATACACAGATTCAATATAACAGTGCAGGTACGTTTGCTGGAAGTCCATTTTTGACTTTCAATGATGTTACAAATGAAGTCAATGTAGCAGGCAACTTGATAGCGAACTCATTTCAGATGGGTTCTGGTGTCTATGAGTTTAGTAAAGCAAATGTTTATTTTGCTACTACGAACAGCACTAGTTCGCAAGTCTTATTGAGTATTCCAGCAGACGATCTTGCGGCAATAGATTTAACGATCATCAGTGATGATGACATTATAAGAAACTTTATAAAAATTTCGGCAGTTGTGAAAGGAAGCACAGTTAACTATGCGGAATATAGCACACTGCCAGTAAACGGGTACACTGGAGACTTTGCTATAGAATACAATGCAGGAAACGTTATAGTAGAGCCTACAGTACGAGTAGTCATGACACCTCAGAGCGCAAATTTGATGACTCATAGGATGCAAGTGACTACTTTTTATGTATATTGAGATAAATACGAAATTAGCGGAGATTATCAAACATGGCACTTAAACCACTTAATTCAGTAGGCGGCTTCTCAGTAGGAGAAGTCCCAGCAAATGTGATACTTGCAAACGCAGATATCACAGCAAATAAAGGTACGTTCGTAGGAAACGTTGCAGTAAGCAACACTAATGCCGCGTATG